AATAGTCGTTGTAAAAGTATTTGCCGCATCACCGAGCCATTTGCCCGATGTAGAATCCCATCTAAGATAATATCCGTCTCTCTTTGCGGAATCACGATTAACATCATCAAGAAACTCTAAACGAACTTCACCAGAACCGCCGCCTGATGACATATCCATACCACCACGGGCATATGCCATACGAGTCATCTGAGATGATATTTTTGCTACAAACTCATCATAAAGTTTCGTAAACTTCTTTTCTAAATCCGCCGATTCAAAGTCTTGCCCGTCACGGCCTTTTTCGCCCTGAGGTCCAGTCTCGCCTTGAAGACCTTGAAGACCAGTCGGACCAACAGCGCCTCTCGGACCTTCGATGCCTTGTGGACCAGCAGGACCAACAGCGCCTCGGTCACCTTTTCGCCCTTGTATACCTTGTTTACCCTGTTCGCCTTGCGGACCAGTATCACCTTGAATACCAACGAAACCACGCTCACCTTGTAATCCTACAAGACCACGTTCGCCCTGAGGACCAGCATCTCCCTGTGGACCAGCAGGTCCAATCTCACCTTGTTCACCGATAAGACCTTGTTCGCCTTGTTCACCACGGAATACACGAACGGGAACTGGCTCATCAAGACCATCGACTTCAAGCAGCCGAATGCCAGACGATTCTTCAATCTCTTGTTCTATTGATTCTTGGAGAGACGCATAGAGTTGTTCGTACAGCTTGTCTTTGGCTGCACTATTCTCTTTCTGTATTACTGCTAAAAGAGTAGCAAGAAGTTTTGCGTTCTCAACGGTCGCCTTCATTGAAGATTACTCCTCTTCGCTATCGACCATTGAACTCATAAACTTTGTCATGCTTTCAACTAGCTTTTTCTCCTCGTCAGATATTTGTGCTGGAGGAGTAAATTCTTCTACTTGCGTATTTGCTGGCTGAATCTGCTCTTCTTGTTGCTCTTCTTCAGGTTCAGCGTTTTCTTCGTTGCCTCCTTCAGCACTAATTTGTTTATCGACATCTTTGATTTCGTCTTCAGTCATATGAAGAACATTTTTGCGAACCCATTCTTCTGAGAAATATTTACCGACATATGAATCGATATCGCCAACAAGACGTAATCGTTCTGTCATAATTTCAGCATTTTTAAGTTCGGTGAAATGGTTATCTTCTGTGAAGTTATAGAAAACTTTTTGTTTTATCTCTTTCCATTCTGTGCGAGTAGTAATACCCTTGAGCGCAAGATGAATTTCAAGAAGATCATCAAAGAGGATTGTAAATCTTGAACGAAGTCTCTGTACGAACTTGCTAAACTTGAGTTCGTCTCTTGTGACTTCAGAAGCACGACCAAGATTGAATTGATTCTCTGCTTCCATACGAGTGACGGGAACATTCAATGACTTGTAAAGTTTGCGACGGAAATAATCAACATCGTCCATTTCGCCGAGACTTTGACCACCAGGCAAGGTTGTAATCTCTGTGCCACGACCACCTTCGCGCCGAGGGAGCCAGAAGTCTTCCAACATCGTCATGAACTTACGGTCATCACGGACTTCGCCAGTCGTTGCATCATAGATGAGTTTATTTTTATGCTTGACCATCATGTCACGCATATACTGTTCAGCTTTCATCTTCGGCAAGTTACCAACGTCAATGTAGAATACTCTGCGCTCTGGCGCACGAGCGAGCCGATAGATAACAACAGCATCTTCAAGCATTCTCAACTGATTGAGTGGCTTGATTGCTTTATGAAGGTGAGAATATACCATACTGTTACGATCATCAAGAAGACCAGAATGACAATATGATATTGCATCTTTTGCAATCTTTACACCTTGTGCTTGGTTAGCAGTAGTAATTCCACCGGCGTTATAAATGTAATATTCGTTCATACCTTTGTATACTGTTGTACCAGTACGCTTATCTTTTTCTTTGATAGGCTCACGTATTTTACGAATCTTACGAGGATCGATATAGCGTAAGTCTTTAATGCCTACACGCGGATTCTTTTCGTCAATAACAATATGATGATATAAACGACCATCAACGTACCACTTACGAAAAGTATCATATGCTATATTATTGAAATCAAGAAGTTTAAGAATATGCTCATACTCTTCTCGGATTTTCTTTTTAATTGATTCTGGAAATTCAACATTATCAAGAACAATCTGCACAGGAGGATCGTCTTGATCCATCACGATTGTTTCGTTAACAACATCTTGAACTGCCGATTCGCATTCAGGCTGCAAAGCCATTTGGCGATATTTTGTTACAAGTTCGCCTTCATTCTTTGCTTTACCTTCAAGATCGACATATGTTCCATAAGCACCACCTGGAGCAATCTCAATAGAACCATCGTCTTGTGTGGGCGATACGATTGAAGGTAAATTTTCTTGTTTTTCTTCCTTTTTGCGGGCAACTTCAAATCCGAAAAGTTCCATGGTATGGTATCCCTATTCATTGTTTTACTTATTTATAATAATAGAGAAAACAAAAAAGGGAGCCGAAGCTCCCTTTTTCTTTGAAAAGAAATATTTTCAATTAAGTGTTGATAGCAATACCAAACTGTGAAGCATTGTCAACTGTGAAGTAATCATATTCGAAAGTCACAGTAAATTCTTCGATTGCTTCATTACCCCAATCAAGATCAATCGGCGCAACAACAGTCGGAAACATTCCAACAAACTTATATTCACGAAGAATATTTCCTTGTTTGCCGTAATGAATGACAGAAGCCTGAGATTTATATGCTTCAGGACCAGCACCAGCAGTGCGGACGTTGCCTTGAACTGTGTTGATATTTTGATGCCATTCTTCGAGAGTGCTTCGCACAGCAAAGTCTTCATCATTGAGAATCGTTACTGTCCATGGTTCAAAAGTACGGTTACCAGCAAACTTTACTGGACGACCGAAGTAATTAACAGGAATCACGCCCATATTAGAAGCGGGAATCTGTGCAGTACGAGCCATGAAGCGAACTTTATCGTCAGCCGATGAGTTAAATGGGTTGGTAATATTGCATTCAAAGAGTGAAGGACGGGCACCCCCGAACTCCATCTGTCCTTGAAATTCTGTTACACTAAAAGCCATGTTATTCTCCTATAACCTTTTATCTATTTATATTAGAATTGACCAACAACTTCTTCAAAATCAACTCCTGTGCGAACAGCAATGAAGTTAAGTTGAATAAAGTTAATTGCGCGGGCTGGCTTAATGTAAATATCACCGATAAACTCATTTCGGTCAATGACTTCGCCAGTATTGTTTGTTTCATCACAAACGACACGGAAGTCAAAGATGCCGCGTCGACCCTGAACATCCCGAAGGAATGGCTCAACGAGGTTACGGAACTGAGACCGAGTAAATGCATCGTTGAACTCGAACAATGTAAACTTGGAAGCAGTAGAAATTGCTTTCTCAAGAACAATGAACAAGCGACGAACATTGATTCGATCAAATGCACTTGGTTTAGCAAGCATTGTCTTATCACCGAAGAGAACAGTGCCCTGACCTGGGAATGTGACAACTGGGTTAATACCAGCTTTATAGAGAAGGTCACGCTCTGCTTTTTTCGGATTGAAAGAAAGTTTAACAACGTTTTTGACGTTACCACGGTTGAAACCAGCAGGTGAATACCATGGATCACGAGTCGTATCTGTACGAACCATCAGACCAGCCGTGTCGCCGTTCATTGGAACATACCGATATACATCGTTATATTTGTCATACTGATATTTGAAAGCACCGTCCATTACAGCATAAGAACTGGATGGCAATGTATTTCTAAATGCAATAGCGTCTTCAGCTTCTTTACCAGCGTAAGAACTGTTATTAACAACATCAGCAGATTCTGGCGATAAGCAAACGATACAGTCTTTTCTTGTCTCACAAATATTGTTTATAATATGAGTAAGAACTGTAGCATTGTTACCAGCACCGAGAATTAATGAAACATCAACATCTTCAGCAGATTTGAAGTAGTCATATCCAGTAATCAACTCAGCATTAGTCGCTGTCGTACCACTATCGCCACCAGAAAGTGAATTAGTCGTCGGCTTATCATCTGAGTTCGAGAACGTCGATGTTGCCGCACTACCAGCAGATGACATGTTGTCTGTGTGAGAAGCCCACCACAACCAAGCAGAACGTTGGTTAATGACTTCTTTATAATAGTTAGCTGTTCCATCATCTGTTTTCGCATCGCTTGCGCGAGAAACAGCAGCGAACCGCTCGATAACTTGTCCACGTGTTCCTGTAATCTCACCATCTTCATCGACAAGAGCAATATGAAGTTCGTCATTTGCACCGCCAGCGCGAGTTGCATATGTAGAAGTTCCTGGAGCAACATCAAACAAGTTATGAAATTCCCACTGCCGTTTAATAGCAGCAGACTGGACTTTCGTTACGCCTGTTGTGCCGAGTTCTTCTGCCGTCGGAGCAGCCGCAAGAGTAATCGAACCATCAGCAACTGCCGATACTTTGATTCCATCGCCAAGATTAATATCAGCCGACTGGAAGAACAGAACGTCACCAACAACAACTTCGCCAGTCAGATCGATGTTCGCGCCAGTTGTAAGGTCAGAAGAAGTGTTAGCACCTTTCGTAAGAACTGTTGTAGAAGCAGGTGTAAAGACCAAGTTAGCACTCGAAAGAGTCGATTCATATGCGTTTGCACTTTGGCAAGTCGAAACTTTGAGGCTATTGCCTAAAGAACCTGGATATTTTGCTACGTAATCTCCACCGCCAGCAATACCGGAAGAGTAGTTATTCTCATAATCGTCATCGTTTTTAACATTGCGTCCAACGCCAGCCGTGGAAGCATTGTTTGCGCTATTAAGAACTCGTGAAATATACAACGAGTTGCCATACGCCAAAAAGTTTGCTGCTGTAAACCAATCTTGAAAGTTATCAGAATCTGGTTTACCAAACTGGGCTGCTAATGTGTCTTCGGAATCGACAAGCACTCTCTTATCCGCTGGACCCCAATGAAATCGCCCCGCAATGGCGCCGTCGGTTGTCGAAACAGCAGGAATGACAGTTGTAAGATCGATTTCGCTTACATTAACGCCTGGTGATACTTGAAAAGGCATTGTTCATTCTCCTCATTAATAGAATAGTTTCTATTCAGTTTTTCATTATTATTTATAAAATGATAGATTTAGTCAAGATCACCATTTATTTCCAGAGTCGCTTTCATTCCAAAAATTTGAACTACTTTGTGTATTTATTATATCGTCAATATCACTTCCATCGTCAATAAATCCAAATGGAAGAACATCGTCACTAATCATTCGATCTCTGTCTTCGAGAAGTTTTTTACGGAAATCAGTGTCGGTTAAATCTTTAAAGAAAGTTTGGTTGGTTGCCCATGCGAAAAGCACGATACACATTACAAGGTCATCATGCGAACCCGTATCCGCTTCATATGAAGTGCCTTTTTGTATGAATGTAGAGAGTTCATTAATGAGGTTATAGTCATGAAGAAGTATTTTAAAGTTCTCAATCATCGTTTTAGCGTTAGAACAACCGATTCGTTTGACTTGTTTCGTTGTTCTTACCCCACGCTGCACTTGTGACGAGAAACCACCACCAATTACCTGACCAGCACGACCTTTCATTGCAGTGAATATAATATTTTCATATTCGAGATCATGATGTAGAATATCCGCAATTTGTTGACCGTTGTCGTTGATTTCAACTAAAGTATATGCTTCATTATAAGATTTGACAACATTATAGATGACTTCTGGGTATATAAGTGGATCAATCAGATTATTCTTATAACAAGCAACAACTTCATACGGCACAGTTGAAACATTTACAATTATAAAAGCAGAAGCATCAATACCAGTTCCTCGTGCCGTATCAACTATACAGAAATATGCGGCATCTTTGACTGGTTCTTTGTAAATACTCAAGCTACCTTCGTAATGCGTTGATATCGGTGTTGTAAAAGCCAGAGAGCGAAGTATGTTTGGTGATATCAATGTGTTTGCTGAACCAAGAAACTCTGCTTCAAACTCTTGTCGAAACTGGTCTTCGCTTGTGTTCGCAATCGTTTTCTCTTTCCATTCATCATCTCGACCAGGTACGTCCCACCAGTTCACAGAGAAGTGTGCGTATTCGTTTCGCTCTTCAACACTGTTAATCCATATTTTATAGAATAAGTCAAATCCATTTGGTGTAGATGTGATGACAACTTTTGTATTAGTACCAGAGATAATTGTCGGATAAACTGATGTAAAGAAGTCATCTTGTATGTTTCTCGGTACAAATGCAAACTCATCAAGGTATAGAAAGTTGATAGAATAACCACGGATTGCGCTTGAAGCAGTAGAAGCAGCAATAATCTGGCTGCCATTTTCAAGTTCAATGTTCGTTTTATTCCAAGTTACAACACCTTGCTGTAACCATTTCGGAAGATTTTCAAACGCTCTCTGTACACGAGCCAATATCTCACGGGCGGTAGAGAGTTTGTTTGCGAGAATGGCAATCGTATAGGATTCATTAAAGAGAACATGCCAGAGAACAACAGCAGCCGATGTCGTTGTTTTACCTGCTTGACGACATGTCTTAATGACTGTGAAACGATTATTATCAATCGTCTCTGCCATTTCTTTTTGAAAAGGATACATGTCAAAGTTAACCAAACCTTTATCGAGGCTGATAATCTTCACATAGTTCCGAATAAAATATGAAACATCATTTGAGCATTTAATAACTTCTTCAACTTGTTCCTGAGTATATTCAACAGGAACATATGCTTTTTTGAGAAGTGGATTTGCAAGATAATTTTCTGACATTTTAAAATATTGTACTACCACCAGTTATATCATATATTTTTTGAAAAATAATTCCAGCCACTGTATAAAATGCGACTAAGGTAACTCCATTAGTAACCACACTTGCAACCATATTAACATCTTTCCGTAACTGTGCCGCCCGATATTCTGATTTCTTTTGGAGAAAAAGTCGCTTGTGAAGTAAATTATTAAAGTCTTTGTCTAACTTTTGAGTATTTACAAAATTAGTCATTTTTCTTGACTTTTTCTCTTGACAATATATCCAAACGGTGTATAATAGGTATGTGACCTGTTAAAACTTAATCTTTATTATCTTTAATTAGTTTCATCAATTCACTGGTATTACCAACAAACATTGCATTGGTAACGTTCTTTGGTGCAGAATCAGTATCTTCTTTGAGTTTCTTTACACTCTTATGGATGTCTAACAAACCATGATTTGCTTCCACAATTGTTTTCATCATGGTAGATAAAACTTCGTATGCTCTTGGTGATTCAGAAGTGGAAGCGATAGAGGCAAGGTCAGCGATTGATTGTTGTGCGCTATCAATAATCTCTTTAAGATTCTCTCTTGCATATTTGTAATCATCATCAACGTCATTATCTGTAGATGGTGTTTCATTCATTACAGTAACACGAGATTCTTCTATTGCCTCTGCCATTGGTTTGGTGTCAGTGGGCAAATCAAAGATTTGCTCCATGTTCTTCTCAAGATTCGTTTTCATCTGCCCTGGCCACGATATTTCTTAAAACTTGGTCTCTTGCGTTTATTCTTTGGGCGAGATTGCGGGCTGTTGCCAATGCTTGTTCTATGTTTATGAACAATTTTAAAATCAACTTTTGATACCATTTTTGCCATTATGTATTCTCTATAGTAAATGTGTCAGTGTTAATATCAGTTGTGAAACCGTAATCGGAGTTAGCACTAATAGCACTTGTCGCAACTGATAACGAAGAGTTTGCAGACGGTGACGTAAGAGGCGCGCCATTCGCGAACTGTGATGGTGTTAATGTAAGTCTCTCAATCTGTGCCGAATCAGCAGGAATATCACCAAAGAAGTTTGTAACAGACCTTTTGATAACGCCTTGATTTGACACAGGACCGTATATGTATGCTTTCATACTGAAGTTAAGATTATATATCAAAGCACGGCGAGTGTCAAAATCACCTTCATATGTATCTTCGATTGAAACATCTTGAAGAACAACAGGTGTATCAACAACAACATTCATCTCTGGAATCAAACGAATATTTGTCGTAAACTCCGGACGAAAGTATGGAAGTATCTGTTCAAGTATCTGTGCGCCGTCATCAGCGTTTGAGACAAAGATTGACAATAAAAGATTAATATCATATGGCACAGGCACATATTGTGTTTTCATTCTGTCATCATCGTCGCTCTTCAATGTAACATTTTTTAATGTAGAAGAAAGTTTTCTCGTTGGCGCATAGACCATGCTTGTGATTTCAAATCCCATACGAGGCAGTGTAATCGCTACCGCCTGTTCAAAGTTTGGGTCTTGATTGAGACGGACCAA